TTAATATTTAATATAACTAAAATAGTAAAAAAATAAAAAATAAAGTTCATTGTGACTATATTTATATATTTTATACATTTACGCATGTTTCCGTTTAATGGATTTAATGTATTAATTTTTTTATAAATTTTAGACTTATAAGTGATTACATGTCAATCAAGTCCATAAACTTAAACAACGTCTTATTTGTTAGACTCTTATAATCTTTTACTTTGCTATTAGCGATTTTTTCGACAATTTCATTAATGGAAAACCCATTGATTGAGTCGTATGTGTCACATTCGTCGTCATCATATAATTCCTTTTTATATAAAATAGCAATGGTTTCGCTCAGTTCATCTACTTCATTTTTTTTGTCTTCAATTGAAATAAAGGAATACACTTGAGCAAGAAGGTTTCTCGTAATAATCATAATTTGGGTTTTTGAAATAATATTATTATTCATTAAATTTATATAAAAAGCAGATAACGCTTTTCTTTTCTCGTTCATCTTATTTATTTCACAAAATTTATCGTAATTTACGGTAGGGTCAACGTATTCGATAATATTAAATAAGTCAATAAATTTATCAAAGTTTTCTTCAAACACGTCTCTCATCATTTCATACTTTGTTAATAATTCAGAATATAAATCAGCGTATATTTTTGAATAAAATCTATTTGTAGACGCAATATCAAATATGGTTGAACTGAAACGCAACATATCTTCGGAGGTTGTATTATCACCAACCAAATTTTCAATTATTTCCAAAATTTTACATTTCATGTCGTTATAATTTTTATCGGACATCTTATTTAAGTATACTCGAATCGCGTCAATTTGAGCATCCACGCCAGTTTTCTCTTCCATTTTTGTACTCTGGAAAGTTCGAATAGTGTCCCAATCTTTGTCATTTATTACTTCCATTGCTTTTGTTTTTTTCCCTCTTTTAAAACCACCATTTAAATCGTTGTTAGCCGTTTCAACCTTCATCGGATTTTCTCGCTTTTTAAATACTGGGGTTTTTACATAATCTGGTGATCCCACTTGAAGTGCTAAATTAGAAATTATTTCTAGGGTTTCATCAGAAAGTGTATAGTCAAACCCGTTAAAAATAATACTGTTTATATCTTCAAGTGTATATTTTAATATTTTAGTCGCCATTGTATATGTATTATATTATGTTGAAAAATATTTATATCAATTTTTTACAAATATTATAAAATGTATAAAATACACTTAAATAGATATAATCATATTATAATATAATATAAATGGAAAATACGGTTTCTAACAGAGATGACGTGTGTGATGGTGAAGGAGTGAATAAAGATGAATTATTCGACTCCTCGTATGAAATTAAATTGTGGGATGACTTAGATATAAATCCACAACTATTGAGAGGCATTTTTGCTTATGGGTTTGAAAAGCCTAGTCCTATCCAGCAAAAATCAATTAAGCCTATTATTTTAGGTAAAGATGTAATTGCGCAAGCACAATCTGGAACAGGTAAAACTGCCACATTTACTATTGGTGCTTTAGCAAATGTAGATGTCTCAAAAAAATATACTCAAGTTTTGGTGTTATCTCCAACGAAAGAATTAACCCTCCAAACGGCAAAGGTTTTTGGGAGTTTAGGAAGTCTTATGGAGGGGTTAAAAATTCAGACACTTTATGGTGGTTCCAGTTTTGACGAGTTAAGCAGTTTTTCTAATAAAAATAGTAACCATGTCATATGTGGTTGTCCGGGTAGAGTTTATGATATGATGCGTCGTGATAAAATAACCGCAAATAAAATTAAACTCGTTATTTTAGATGAAGCAGACGAAATGTTATCGGCCGGATTTAAGGAACAAGTATATAATATTTTTCAGTATTTAAAAAATGACGTTCAAGTTGTGTTGGTTAGTGCTACCTTGCCCGATAATATTAGACCAATTGTAGACAAAATAATGAGAGACCCTGTACAAATTTCCGTTAAGCGAGAAATGCTTACTCTTGAAGGTATTAAGCAGTACTATATTGCGGTTGACGATGATCGTCAAAAATACGCAACTCTCAAAGACCTTTTTTCACATTTATCCGTGTCTCAGTGCATTATTTACTGTAATAGTATTAAACGAGTTCAAGATTTGTATGAAGCAATGAATGAAGATGAATTTCCCGTTTGTAGAATTCATAGTAACATGGACAAGGTTGAAAGAGAGAATGCTTTCAACGATTTTAAACGCGGCAATTCACGAGTTCTTATTTCGTCAAATGTTACGGCACGTGGAATTGATATTCAGCAAGTAAGTATCGTTATTAATTTTGACCTACCAAAAGACGTAAATACATATCTCCACAGAATCGGTCGTTCTGGTAGATGGGGTAGAAAGGGAATTGGAATAAACTTTATTTCTAGACGCGATGTAACTAAGATGAAGGAAATTGAAAACTACTATTCAACGCAAATTACGGAAATGCCTTCGGAAATTAGTTTTTTATCCACTGCTTAAAAATTTTTTATAAATAAAAATAAAAATATAAATAAAAATATAAACTTTATAAATTTTCATTCGTAAAAATAATTCATTATATTTCTAATTTAAAATATAATGAATAATGAAGAAGAGAATAGCGTTATTTACAAAATAAACGATTATTTTAAAACTCCTATTTATTATAACGAAGAAAAGGTCGAATTAAAAAAAAACATTATAACTGATTTAGAATTAATTCATACTGTAGACGAATCTTGTAACCCTATATATAATTTTTGTTTTAACAATAATAACGATATTTCAAAAATGCTAATGAACCAAATAGCAAAATATTACACTACTGATATTCATTTTTTGAAAGATAATCAAAAACTTATTCAAGAATATGTAGCACCAAAAACTAGATATACGGCTTTGTCTCCTAACTATAAAAATATAGTTGATATATGGAATGAATTAAAGATTGAAACTGGGTTTAGAGAGAAATATTATTACATTGATTGGGAACCCATCGAATTTTTGAATAAGTCCGACACGTTTTTACAGTGTATAAGTATTTATAACTTATGCTCTCCCATTATCTCTCTGTTAATCCCTATAATAATACTTATCATCCCTTTTTTTATACTTAAAATGAAAGGGTTGCCAGTTGAGATTTCCGAATATATTGAAATATTAAAAGTGGTCGCTCAAACCAACGCAATCGGAAAACTGTTTGTAGTTAATTTTTCGGAAATAAGTGCTCAAGAGAAAATATATATTTTAATTTCAGCAGCGTTTTATTTATTTTCAATTTATCAAAATGTGATGGTTTGCGTGCGATTTAATAATAATATGAAAAACATTCATGCCCATTTTAAAGAGATTCATTTATATTTAGAAAACACGATTTCTGCTATGGAGAATTATTTAAAACATACAAAAGAATTATCGACTCATGAAAAATTTAACGCAGAACTTATGGATAATATGCGCATTCTTGAAAATATCGACAAAAAAATACAATCCATTAGCGAGTACAACTTATATAACATTAAGAAAGTACAAGAAATCGGGTCGGTGTTAAAATATTTTTATGAATTACATGTGGACGTGGATTATGAGAAGGCAATTATGTATTCAATTGGTTTCAACGGGTATATTGATTGTATAGAAGGACTTCAATTGAATATTAAAGAGAGGAAGATAAATTATGCCACTTTTATAGATGATAAAAATGTTAAAGGTAAAAAGGACAAAGGTAAAAAGGACAAGAAAGACAAAAATAAGAATAAAAACGGTATTTTCGAAAATAGTTATTATGCCTGTTTAAAAGATAATAACCCTATTAAAAATACAGTTAAATTTAAAAAAAATATGATCATCACTGGTCCTAACGCTTCGGGTAAGACTACTATTTTAAAATCTACATTGATTAATATTATATTGACACAGCAATTCGGTTGCGGGTTTTATGATTCAGCAAAATTATCACCATTTAAGCATATACATTGCTATTTAAATATTCCAGACACGTCTGGTCGCGATAGTTTATTTCAAGCAGAAGCAAGAAGATGTAAGCAAATTTTAGACATTATTAGTGCGAATAAAGAAGATTCGCATTTTTGCGCATTTGATGAATTATATTCAGGAACAAATCCTGAAGAGGCGGAAATCAGTGCTTCGGCGTTTATGTTATATATACAAAAATATAAGAACGTTACTAGTTTGCTTACAACACATTTCGTAAAAGTGTGTAAAAAACTCGACAAGGTTAAAACGATTAAGAACTATAAAATGGTTGCAGACAAAATAGGGAATAAAATAAAGTACACCTACAAATTAGGTGAAGGCATATCTGAAGTAAAAGGCGGTATTAATGTTTTAACCGAAATGAACTATCCAAAAGAAATACTAAGCAATACTATGTTTTATTCCAAGGGTAATTAACTAATTAAGTAATTAATTAAAGATTTGTTTATTTATAAAAAAGTTATTCGTTAGTTAATAAATTAATTAATATATTGTTTTTGTAATAAAATGCTATCATTAGCCGAATTATTTAATCCTACCTTTTTTTTATTTTTAGGAATATTAGTGCTTGTTGTAGCGCTTATGGTTCTTTATTTTGAAAGTAAAATGAGAGATCAAAATCACAAGATTGCTTCAATGTTGAGCCTTGTTTCTACTTTAGCAGAAGATATGAATATTGTTAAAATGGGGTTAAATCATGTAGCGATGACTCAGGGTGGAGGTTCTCATACACAAGGTGAAACACCTTTAGAACGTAATAACCATAAAGTGGTTCAAAAAAATACTCATTTAATTACTGTTTCTGATGATGAAGATGATAGCGATGATGACGCGGAAGATGATGAGGAGGAAAGTGTTAGCGATGATGATAGCGATGATGAAAGTGGTAGCGACGAGGAAAGTGTTGAAGATGCGGAACCATATGAGAACATTGTTTTCAAAAGCAAAAGTTACGATTATAACTCTGACGGCATAATTTACAATAACGATTTTAACGATTTTAACAATGTTAAGATACTCAAGTTAAATATATTTAATGCCGATGAACCACATTCAAAAATAGAAGAAATCGATGAAAACTCTCTATCGGATGAAATCGATAATTTAGGAGATGAAAATATGGACGAATTAGAAGAATCCTCTCTATCTGAACTTCCGGATGATTCAGATGATTCGGATGATTTGGCTGAAATTGATTCTGACAATAAAAATGTAGCAGATGAAGAACCTGTTCTAGGAAACACTAGTCTAAATTTATCTTCCAATGATTTTAAAAGAATTTCCATTAATTTAGGAGAAGATGTTGAAACAGAACATATCGACTATAAAAAACTTCAATTGCCAAAATTAAGAAGCATCGCTGTTGAAAAGGGACTTACTACAAATTCTGAAGCCGCAAAATTAAAGAAGCAAGATTTGCTTAAAATGCTTGAAACGGAATAATTTTATATTGTAATTATATAATATGTCCTGGGCAAATTGTTATAGTGGTTCTAATAATATTAATTTTAATTTTCCTCCAATAATGGCGGATGGGCGGAATTATGCATCTTGGCAGCCAGAAGCCGTAGTAAATGAGAGAATACAACAGCAAGAAGGGATTCAATCCAACTGGCAATATCGCCAATATTTACAGCAAAATAGCGTTCATATTATGAATTATAATAGTGGTGAAGCGTGCTATGAATCTGGATTAGACCCTCACGTTAAAACGGGTAGAACTCCTTCCGAAAATGTTCCATATAAATTTAGGGGTATATTTGATACAAGCGCGCCCGGGTTTGGTTATTGTAATTCAGACCTTAAAAATCCTTATTTGTCGCGTGAACAATTAAACGCCAGATTAATCGCACCTTCTATCAACCCCGAAAACTATAAAAATTTAGTGCCTGGTGTAAAATTATAATTTATTAATAATATATAAATGTCAACTATACCTAATGTAAGTGTTCCTACAATTACAATGAATAATTTAGAAGAGATTGGAACCCCTTTTGGAAACCCTTTTGGAAAACCTGTTTTAAACGAACGTTATTACTATGTATCGCCAGACGGTTTAAAAATATATCGAGGAACTCTAGTGTATGTTAATAAACGTTTGAGGGGGTATACAATGATGGACAAAAACGAAAAACTTGAATTTGTTGATAAAATTTATGTAAGAAAAATACTTAAAAAGGGGGGTAAAAGAAGTAAAACTAAAAAATTTAGAAAATCTAGAAAAGGACGAAAATTAAGAAACACTAAAAAAACGCGATAAAATTATATACAATTATAAAAATTATATATATAATATATATGCCACCACGAGTATTAACGGTATCGTTAGGTGATAATGTATTAGTTGAGACAGACATAAAATGCGACCAACCGCGTAATGTAAAAGTAAAGTTAGATAATAATATTTTACTCGAGAAGTCTATAAAATGCGACCAACCGCGTTCTGTATCGTTTGGCACTAACGTAAAAGATTTATTAGAAATACCGCAACCGATATTAGATACATATTATTATTACATTGATAAAGACGGTTTTATACAAAAAGGAAAATATATACAATATGATTCCACGAAATCACCGCATTATCTTATTGATAAAGAAAATGGAGAAAATTTTTTTGGAAGGCATTTTCTCGCAGATAAACTTTACGTTAAAAGAATACAATCAAAAAATAATGGTGGAAAAAGAAGGACTAGAAGAACAAGACGAACAAATAAAAGAAGAAAGCGTTCTACAAAAAGGCGCGGACATTAATAATATAATAATAACTCCATAAATTACTATTATATCTAGAAACTATAAAAAAGAATTATCTTTTTAGTTACAATTACTCATTTACTATTTTTTTATAAATTTTTATTTTTATGCGTCATCTACCTCCATAAATTTCGCATAAATATACCCATCATTTTCGGAATACAATTTACTACACGTGATTTCAAATATTAATGAATCATCTGTATACAATTTATCATTTAAAGCATCCAAGACAAACTTCACCATATTATCCAAATCCTTGTTATTAATATTATATTTCGGAGCAGTTTCCTTTAACATGTGTGAATTTTTACCGCTCCTATAATGGTTTTTCGGTCTTTTACAATAAAAATTCAAAACGCATTTTATAGGTTTAGTCATTTTTTCTTCCGGGAAATTTTCTATTACTTTAATGAAGTCATCTTTATCCTTTTTTGAAGGGTCATAGGTTCCTCCTTTTAATCGGTGTCTATGTCTTTTTAAACTAACCGGTTCAAAATGAATTATGCTTTCAAATATCATTACTATTACTTGGTGGATGTTTTTATATTCATATTTTGTATTTTACTAAATAATTAAAATAATTAATTAAATTAATTTTAAATAATATATTTAATAATTCGTATTACTTAAAATTAAAAGTTCTATTTAATGAATAAATACAATGGACGATATAATGGAACTTACTGAACTGGATTTTGATAGTAACAGCAATTTTGGTGGATCACAAACAAAATCTAGTAATTTTGGCGGCGGTCTAGAATTGTTAATGAATGACAAAGTTAAGGAAAGTAATAGACCAGTTAGTGACATAAATTTAGACGATTTAAATAATTTAGAAAATGAATTGAATGATTTAGTGGATGATGTTCCTACCGATAGTTTTAGACCAAAATCGGATTTTTTCAGCAAACCAAGCGTATCATTTGACACCAGTAGTCGCGATGATGGTAATTTAGGAAGATCCACTTCTCAAACCGTCAGTGAAAATCAAACATGGGATGGTTACGGAAAGTTTAATAATATACCAATGAACCCTGATAAAACGGTTCCTTTAGAAGCAAAAATGTCAAAGGAAGAGATGCTAAGAGAGAAATTCAAGTTTCTAAGAAAGTTAGAAGCACTTGAGAAGAAAGGCATTGAATTATCCAAAAAATACTCAATGGATTCATCCCTTCAAGAAATGCAGGGTGAATATGAAACCATTATGGAAGAAAAATCCAAGCAAAACTCCGTCAAGTTTCAAGGCAATATGCTTATGGCGATGATTAACGGTATTGAATTCTTAAACGGCAAATTTGACCCATTTGATGTTAAACTCGACGGATGGAGCGAACAGGTCCAAGAAAACGTTACGGATTATGACGACATTTTCGGCGAACTATATGAAAAATACAAGAGCAAGGCATCTATGGCACCTGAACTAAAACTTCTTTTCCAATTGGGTGGCAGTGCTATGATGGTACATATGACAAACACAATGTTCAAGAGTGCGATGCCCGGAATGGATGATATATTACGTCAGAATCCGGATTTAATGCGCTCCTTCCAAAGCGCGGCCGTGAATTCGATGGCCGGTTCCAGTCCCGGTTTTTCCGGTTTCATGTCGAACATGATGAATCCTGAACCAAAACCATCACAAGGGATGGGACCTCCTCCACCAATGGCAACACAAGGACCAAATTCAATGCCGCCACCAATGGGGCGACCAGGCAATAACAACTATGCTAGACCGGATTTAAATATGAGCCGCAGCAATTTTGTAGATGATGGAATTAGCCTTAGAGAGAATTTCGAACGCCCCGATGTCCAAGATAGAACTACTCGCAGACAACCAGTATCGAGACCCGAAATGAAGGGACCTAGCGACCTTTCTGATATCCTCTCTGGTTTAAAGACCAAGACAATTAATATTCAGGAACCTTCCAACTCACAACAGGCGCAGATGACAAACGATAACAGCACAATTAGTATTAGCGATTTAAAAGAATTACAGAGTGATGCGAACATGCCCAAGCGAAGCGGTCGCCGTAAGAAGTCTGCTAGCAACACGGTTTCATTAGATATTTAATCGTTTTTTACATATTATATTATTTATTATAATATGTACGGTAAACAGTTTCACTTATATTAAAATCATTTTTTCATCGTCCGCGTTAGCCTCTACATCTTCGAATTCATCTACATTTTTATCCATCATTTCGATTCCAAACTCATTCAGCGAAATATAATTGTACGACATTTTTTGTATACTACATGTTGCGACTTGATATGTTTCTACAAAAAAACTATTTTTAACGCTACTCATAGTTAACGCTTCAAACAAAAACATTGATCCAGTTAATGACGGCACATGCCAAAAATAACTATGTATCCACCAATAATTATTCATTCCGTAATTATTATACACGATACAAATATACGCAATATAAGCCATTATTTCTAGTCCGATTCCCGTCATTAAATATAGTATTGTATAATTGTTATCTAATAACATATAGTAATTATCATAGTTCGCGTGAAATATTATTACCAAGCAAATAAATTCAAATAAAATGAAAAAGATGGGACCTGTACTATAATCAGAAGCACATAGCAAATTTATTATCGCAAAACTAAAAATATTCAATATATATTTTAATTTTTTTGGCTGAGCAGAAATGTATTCAAACTTAATTAAATACAATATAACGGCAGAAACACATAAATACGAATTACTGAAGTCGATTTTCCGCAGCGTATCAATGTCGTAAATACAAAACATGCTTTCCCCATTTATTTTATCACATAAATGATATGTACCGCTTGTAATCGTTATAAAATAAAAAGGCAAAAATTCTAAAATCATATTCTTTTGTTCGGTTAAAGTATAATACATACACAAGGATGCCGGATATAATCCAGATAAATTTGTTGTTACAAGAGAGGAAATTTTTGAATCTACTTTTTTAATATTTACAATCAATTCGCAAGTTAGTAATATTATTGGAAACAGTATAGTTATTGTTGATAGAATATATTTTATTATGATTGTCGTCATTACATAAATAATATAATGTTATTTTATTATATTATTATTCGTTATTATATTGTTTGTAAATTTTTATTCGTTATTATATTGTTTGTAAATTTTTATTCGTTATTATATTGTTTATCATTATTATTTATAAATTTTTATTTTATTGTAGGTAAACTATTACTGCTTATAACTCGCAACCCATGAAATATAAAAGTAGCAGACACTCCTATTAATATATGCCATAGCGCGTGTAAATTTATAGGTAAAACACATAAATAGTCTATTAACCAACAACACACTGCCATAAGGAAAACCTTTTGAGCAATATTTATATACTTTAAAGATAAATCCGTACATTCAGTATTTTTTATATGATTTATAATTTTATAGCAAAATCCGGCATACATAAATAAAATGAAGCGATTTAGAGACGGGTTCACAAAAAGAATAATTATTTGCGCGCCGTTGATTAATATTAGATAATAAGGGTTACAAATTCTACAGACGTAATAATTTATATAATGTAGAGAGACTACAATACTATAAGCGATAAAAACCTCATCCAGCATTTGTCCCAATAGAGATAACGTCGCGTGAAAATAAAAGGAAGTAAGACCTATAGGAATCAATGTGTGATACAGTATTGTCGCATTCGGATAATAATAATATACACCGACTACACCCAAAACAGATATAAATAAAGAGGATATAGAATTCCAAAATTCAACAATCATAACAGATTTTTCATTATTAATTTCACACCAATCAATTGTTGATGAGAAATAATTGGTTATCTCCATTAAGTAGTATAATATTT